TAGCAAGCTATCTTTACTGTAATCAGTAGAATTGTTTGTTATTCCAACTGACCAGTGCCCTCTCGTGGTCTTCTTACTTTGTAAGATGAGCCCAACCTATCGGCCAGGATTAACTATCCTCGTCGGTAGGGCGAAGGTCTATAGCACTACGATTGTGCTAGGTACATCGAAATCTGTGGGCCTGTCCCTTAATAGGGGGCGCCACAGACTTCGGGGCTAGCAACCTCGGATTCTGTGAATCAGACTCGGTGATACCTTTTATATTTAATTATGCTAATAAAAACTTTTTACTAACACAACTTAATATAAAAAGGAACTTTGAAGATAAAGCATGGATAACTCTTAAGGAGTTTCCACGTTTTCTCTCCATTGTTCTGTGATCATACTCTATGCAAGGTTTACATAAACCTTTTGGAGTTCTTGTTTTCCGTATCTCTTCCTTAGTTAAGAAGAGTGGTTGGACTTTTACCTTTAAGTACTTGAAAGAAGTACTTAGGATAATGGTCCGGCTCTTAGCAGAGAACGAAGTAGTTAAAAGCTCTTCTGTCTTTGTTAAGACGGATAAACATGGGTGCCCGACTATTATACCTATTGAGATCCGTGAGGATATTCTTATTAAAGATTATGCTCAGGGTTACAAAAAGTTAATAGTGGGGGCATTATTTACCATTCTTAGTATTCACCGGGTATTTCCTACAAAGGTTGTACCTAGTGTTGATACAATCACAGACCCTTTCAGTGCTCTGTCTAAAACTTTAGACAGAGATCTTTTGATTAAATCACTGAAGGAGCTGCGGTTGTTTTCAAGTTATACTAAGAATAAAAGGTGCTCTCTTTACTGAAGTGAAGCATCAGGACCTAACACAGTTGTAGCTGGTTGAGGTTGTATCAACGACGCACTTGCGTTGTTGCATACTCCCCGGCAACTATATTGTGTTGGGAAGAGTCTGATTTTCAGATTAAACTTAGGTTTATTCCTTTATTTAATTCTGGTTATCATAGTCTTTGGTCCGTTATATATTCTATTAGTCTCCTTAAAGGTTATACCTTCCTTTGAGAACGGTAGATTATCTGTGGTTTATGATCAAGCCGGAAAGGCAAGGGTGATTGCTATCACCTCTTACTGAATCCAGACTTGTCTAAAACCTCTCCACTTATTCCTATTTCAAAAATTGGAACGTATGAAGAGTGTGGATGGTACTTTCGATCAAGAGCGTCCTTTTAATGACTTACTTACCAGGTTAACTGGTAGTGGTCAGAAATTGTACGGTTTTGACCTTAGTGCCGCCACGGACAGACTACCTATCGATCTTCAGGAGGATATATTAAAACTTATTGGTTTTAATTTACCTTGAAAGGACCTTTTAGATATATATTGATCTCCGAACTTCTCTTGTCATTTAGACAAGGTTAAATACTCTGTTGGGCAACCAATGGGGGCCTTATCTAGCTGAGCTATGCTGGCTATCACACATCATGTGATAGTCCGCTGTGCTGCAATTAGACAGGGACTCAAGAACTTTGAGGATTATTGTATTCTTGGTGACGATGTCGTTATTGCTAACGACGCTGTCGCGGAAGAGTACTTGAATCTGATGGGAATCCTTGGCCTTTCAGTTAATCGGCAAAAGTCAGTAGAGAGTAGAATCTTTACTGAATTTGCTAAAAAGCTGAAAGGTTATCATAATGTTGACTATTCGCCTTTAGGACCAGGACTTATCCTGCAAACCTTAAGGTCTAGCTCATATTGTGTAAGATTTCCATTCGAGTTATTTTCAAAGGGATTGGTATCCCTGAACAGTATCGGAGGACATCTCTCTTCTGCGCCTAAGTGATTTAGACGTAGAATTAGATTAGTCCTCTGAGCTACTGTTTTTGGCACATATATTTCTCATAACATCAGTGGTGCTGCTCTTGACCTTACAAGTGTAAGGATGGAGCCAACTCCACTGGAGAAATATATGTTTAATTCTTACATAGACAGATTCTATGTCCCAGTTCTTAATGAACTACGACGAGAATTTGCCCTTAGCAAGAAGAAATTAGGAGTTGAGATCAAAACTTTCTTAACCAGAATTTGAGTTATAAACTTAACTCGTTCTGGATATCATTCCCTTCCTTCATTCCTGAACGTTCTTAATCTTGGATTTTGGGTTCTTATAATTAAATATTTTAAGAATCTAATTTCCTTGATTGAGCTTCATTGCAAGATTTATGCCTTTGACTATTATTCTAATGATCAAAGGGCTAAATTTGCGAGGTTACCAGACTTGATAAGAGCTTTAGATGTTGTATCTATTGCTTCTATCGATTATGGTAAGAAGACTTTAGTTAAAGATATGACTAAAACCATGGCTACGTTGGTTAAGGAATCTAATATTCCTTTACCTTCTATCCATGCGATTTATATCAACTTTAACCTGTCTCCCGCCGAAAAGGCGCGGAAGCAGTTTGAAGCATCCATGGAGAGATCTATGAGATTTATGCCATAGACCTTGATATAGAGACTATATTGTGCACCTTTACTGGTACCACCTCTGCATATTAAAAAGCAGAAAAGCAGTTGCCAGAGAGACACGATATCTTCCCATATCGGTTGGGTTATGATCACC